TAATTTCTCTATTAATTTAAATAAATAATTTAATCCCTACCAATTTACTAGACATTAAAATTATGAATAAAAATGATGATGTTATTATTTCTATTGGGGATTTGAGGAAAATGTTAAATTCACCTGAATATTTAACAAACGGTCTTGACGCGATTGTGGATAAATTAGAAGAATTAGAAAACAAATTAAATCAATTAAACAGACGGCTTGACATATTACACAATAACCTTTAACATTTAAATACATGAAAGTTAATTACAAAGCGGGCAAATACAAATTAACTAAAAAACTCTATAATACGGCCATTTATGGTAAAGAGGCCAAAATAGAAGAGGTTTTCATTACACTTACGGCGGTTCAGGCCCGGGCACTATTTAAATTATATGAAGATTTGGGGTTTTCTGAAATAGAGTATATTGGAGAAACATAAAATTAAGTAAATTATGATTGAATTTAATATTATAAATGTAGTTTTTTTCTGGTTGGCCGTTCTTTGGGCTTTTTTGACGATGCTTGCTTGTAGTGCTAGGGATTCTATCATTAATATTATTTGGTTTTTTCTATTAGGAGAGGCAGTAATTGGTATTATTTATGTAATTTTACATTTTGTCATCAAATTTTGGTGATTGACGGCCAGAATAATAACTATTATAGTAAATATATGAAAAAACTAATTGGTTTGTTTGGTGTTTATGTAATTGCATGGTTGGCTTTTTGGGTTGCTGTTGTTTGGGTTGCCTGCCATTTCATTGCTAAATATTGGTAAACTAAATATTGGTAAATATATGACCAAAACATTAAAAATTCCTAGGGGTTGGAGGGTTATTCCAGAGAATGAAGTAATTAAGGCCGGGGATATGTTTGAATGTGATTTTGGTTTTATGCAATGCGGAAGTTCGGTTGGAAAGACAAGAGAACAGGAAGGATTTAAACCTAATACTAGGGTCATCAGAAAAATTAGGAAAACGGCCAGAAAAAAGAATAAATAAAATGATTAAAATTTACCTCATTTTAGGGGTTTTATTGGTTAATTTTAGTGTTTTTGGGCAAATTTCATCAAATAATATCTATTTAATAGTTGAAAATATCTATAAATTGGAGGGCGGGCCGAAAACTAAGTGGCCTTATGGTATAAAGTCAATTAAAACTAATAATCCAAAACAAATTTGTTGGAATACGGTTGTAAATAACTACAAAAGGTGGGAAAATGCTGGCAAAACAAACAATTATTTAGATTTTCTGGCCGACCGATATTGTCCCCCAAAAGATGATAAAATTGGAAATATTAGATGGAAGAGAAATATTCATTTAATGCTTGATGGGAAAATTAAAATAGAATAGTGTAATAATATGTGAGTTAGCCATATGGTAAACTCACACTATGAATGAAAAAGAACTTGCAAATGAAATAAATAATTGGTTTAATAGTAAATATAACGATTTTAACCCTAATTTTTGGAATAGAAATCCAGTAGCTAGGGCTATTAAATCTAATTTAGTTAATAATAAACATTGGAAAGGATTACGGCGCGGTAATCCAGCCAAAGGCGGTCGAAAGAAAAAATTTAATCAATTTAGAAATAATGGCTATGAAGGGGAATTCGAGGGCTAAATAGTTTGACATTTAATGTAATAACTATTATATTTTTAATTATGAGCGAACTAAAAGAAATACCTCAGAGAGAATGGGAAGATTATGTGCAAATCCGTGATACTTTGCGATTTTTTGACAAAATGCCATTTTGGAATGAAGCAACCGTCGTTAAAGATAGGGAATTAAGAGATAAATTAAATCAATTTCATGCTAAATATGATGAGGAATGTTTGGAAATTAGGTATCAGAAAAGTTTAAGCAAAAATGAATAATAAATCATCTATGAGAATTAAAGTAAGAAAGCTGCTCCCGTCTTATGTGGTTGTCACTAGGATAGTTAGGCCCAAAAAGGGCGGGGGCTATCGCCGTCCTAAAAACAACAGAGAAATCTCTGATTAATGCAAAGCATTAAAACATATTGACAATGAGTGAAATAAGTAATAAAATAAATGAAAACTAACGGTTACACCCAAACCAAGAAAAACAATAAGCGCCGGATTCGGCAAAAAGAGGCTGATTTACGCCAAGCGAAATATGATGCTTTATCTAAGGCTGAGAAAATTCAACTAATTAACTCCCGGCCCGGGAATTCTAAGGCCGAACTTGACAAGGTGATGAAATTGAAGTAGTATTTAATTGTTGTTGGGCGGGTCCGACCCTTAGTATCGGACTATTAAAATGAGGTAAGGCAAACCATGTGAGCCAAGAATCATGGTGGAATAATAAACAGAACGAAAATAAATCCCGGTTTGTGTCCGTTTTTCTGTTGATGGCGCAAACCAAAAAATTTAGTGGTTGCTGGTAAAGAGTAGTCAATAGGCTATCACCTAATTGCCGGGTTTATACCAGCCCCATATAGGGGCAAAGAGGCAATCAACCATTTTTTTAATTTAATTGTTCTTTCTGGTGCGGTAGTCCAACGGAAGGAGACAACAAACTTAAAATTTGTACAGTGTGGGTTCGACTCCCACTCGCACCACCAAAATTTAGATGGGATTTTAGCTCAGTCGGTAGAGCAGCGACCTTTTAAGTCGTTGGTCATGGGTTCGACCCCCATAAATCCCACGTTTTATAGTTGACGGCTAAATAAATCTTTAGTATTCTTAATAAATGGAAACATTACTACTTGAATCTGAGGAAAAATTTAATTGGTGGAAGAATGGAGAGCATCCGAGTGGTAAAAACGCTAAAAATGAATTAAAAAGAATGCTACCGCCGAAATCTTATCCTTGTGTTATTTCTTGGGTATGGGTTGAAAATTCCTACGATTGCAAAGACTGGCTTTCTTATTCCTACGTTTATCCTTCTGATTTTAACAAATAAATAAAAAAAATATGTTCAACTTTCTATCTCAAATCCTTGGGTCTGGTAAAGCAAACAGCATTCCCGTTTTATTCAGTCAGCCGGAAAATACAGATATTTCAATTAAATATGTTGTGCCGGAAGAGGAGGTTGACAATTTCTTAGACAAACACCCCCATTTAATAGATAAGAAAAAGAGTATTGTTGAAAAAGCCGGTTGACTTAATAAACAATTTCCATTATATTTAATATATGAGCAAATTCATTACATTAATTGATGAAAATTCCCGACATTCTAGTTTAATGGTTGGGGAGAAATCCCTAATTGTCGTGGGTGTGTTAAATCATGGAACTAAAATCCGCCCGTTAAATAATGAGGACGCCCAAGCTTTAATTGATTGGCTAATTAAAGAATTTCCCGAAATTAAGTTGACTAAGTAAGTAATTTCTAATAAATTAAAAAAGTGCAAGCTATTTTAACTAAACGTATCCCCGGAACATACACTAAACCCAATAGAATCAAGGCATACTGCCAAGTTGATTCTGTGACCCTTGGGACGGATTCTATGCCGTGGGCTTCTCATGATGAAAGGGCGCACAAACATGTCGCCGAACTATTAAGAGATAAACTTAAATGGGAGGGTGATTTGCTCGGGGGCAGCACTAAAGAAGGATTTGCTTTTGTTTTTTTACCTTATAACCATTTGCTTGTGGATCAAGGTGACAGCAAAAATCATTAAGTTTAGGAAATAATTGCGTAAGCAATTTAGTTTTTCAAAGAAAAACGTTGACTTATTAAACAAAATCCATTACTCTCAATTTATGAACGAAAACAGCATTCCAACCAAAAATGTAACGATAAATGAATTAGCTGATGTGCTTGGTATCGAATACCTTGTGGCATCGAGTGTGATGAAATTCCTTGTGGGTCTTGGGGCGGTCAAAGATGTAGGACCGGCCCCCCAGCCTGCCGGTCAAAGGGGCAAACCTAGCCGAGTTTATGCTGTTCCGCATGTGGTTGAATTGCAATTTTTTGCAGATGAAAATGAGGTTGAGGCCGAGACAAGTCGGGAAGCTAAAGAACTGGAAATGAATCCAGTATAATATTTTTATTCTATTAATAAAGCGGGTGCGATTCCCGCCGCGAGCCTAAAAACTCAAGGGACGGTAGAGATCGTAAATAGAATGAATTTTTTATAAAATATCAAATGAAAATCAATCCTCTTTTTCTTGTTTCAATGTTAAATGGTTTTCCTAATTACGAGCCTTTACAATTTAATCTAAACAATTCTAACGATCAAGATGCGTTGGCTAGGGCTAATGTGAAAATTGAGAAAGCAAGGCAAGAAAGATTGGCAAAGAAAAACAAAAGATTGACAATAAGGTGAAAAGGTTGTAAATTCTTTTTAAGGCAAAAAACGGGCAGGTGCAAGCCCTGCCTATGGAAATCTGTAGTCGGGTAATCAAGCCCACGGGAACCCGGAGGATGACATTGAAAGGAAAATTGATTGAATTTGAGATTTTCTGAGTAAGATTGCAAAACGGGTTCTTTGCCTAAAAATAGATTTTAATAGAAAAAATTTGACAATAGAAAGAAAAGGTTGTAAATTGAATTTGTTGGTAATGGTTCTTTGAGTTGGCCGAATTGAGCAGTATGTTTCAACGTAAAACACTGATTTCTTGGTTCGACCAATTCAGAGAATCAAATAAAAAATTGTTCCAAAGTTTTATATGGGAGCCAAACAAATCAAATTAAACAATTTCGGCCAAAATTTAACTCAAATAAAAGAAGTGGCTAGACCTATTTGGATTGATTTTTTAACTAAAAATAATCTAACCCCCCGGCAGGCGGCGGAGGTTGGCTGGAATTTAGGGGTTTTTGTGGAAGAATTAGCCCTAGATTTGAGAATCAAGGCCGGGAATTAAAAATAATAGGTTGACATATTAAACAATTTCCTTTAGTTTATATTCATGAGCGGAACATATCATAATATAAGTATTGAGGAAATGACGGCCTTTCTGACTCCCAAAGGTTTTCAAATTATCACGGTGCCGGGAACAAAAGAAATCGTTTTTGGCAAACGTGTCCCGCACAATTTACCCCTAACCTTGCGAGTTTATACGGGTATTGAACCAACCGGAGTAAGCCGGGGCGTGGGTGAAGATGCAATCCGTGTTAGCCTTTTTTGGCGCAATGCGAATGGTGAAATTAAGAAGGCAGGCGGGTCTAAACGGGTTCACCGCGTAATAAACTGGAAAGCCAATCTTCAAAATAGATTAGATAACTGGAATCAAGACTTTATATTATGCGCGTGTGGCGCTCCTATGGTCGAGCGTAAGGGTTCCAAGGGGAGTTTTTTAGGTTGTTGCAACTACCCAATTTGTAAGAATACCCGACAAATTGCTAAAGCTGTCAGTGAGCAAACAGGGGAAAAACATTCATATAAAAATACTCCCCTGTCTAATCTTAGTCCAAAAGAAATGTTGGCCGAGCAAGAAGTTTGGAAAATTGAAGGAAATCAATATTAAATAATTCTTTAATTTACTTGACTAAATAAAGAATTTCTTCCATTATAAAAATATGAAAGTCATTTATTTTATTGTCTATCAGGGCGGGATTGCCAATGTTTTTTCAGTTAATCAGAAAACTGGCTTGCGTAAACTTTTAGTCCAGAATGACTTTAGAACCTGTGAAACCTATTGCCGGGGATTAAAGCAAGGTGGTTGTACGGTCAAACGAGCTTGGTGCAATGAAGCCGGGGACATTAGGAATCGCCCTTGGTCTGTCACCCACTTTGAAAACGCCCCTTGGAATGAGAAATTTTCAAAGGATTTTGAATAGATTTTTAATAAAAAACAATTGACAAATTAAACAATTTTTCCTAGATTACAAATCTAATGAAAAAATACTTCTACATACAAAAATTCCCAAAACATCTCAATTTAAGATTGCAGGCCGGGCCGTTTGATTATCACGTTGCTTTTTTGACTGCAATAAGCGATAAAGACGCCGAAATTTTGGTCCGCAAATTGAACGAATCGCAAAATTCCGAACAATTAACAATTGACAAGCAATAGAATTTTACTTAAATTAAGTTTGTTAGTAAACCATTAACCAAAAAAACAAATGAATAGAACAGACTTCAAACAATTGATGCGCGAACAATTCGGAGAATTGAATGCAACCCAATTGTGGGCATTGGTTAAGTTTGCCAAGAATGTGCGCCTGCGGTGCCGAAATAACAGCGCATTCAATAATTTCATGAATCAAACTTTTGGGGATTATGCTAGTTTTCGGACGGTCACGAAAACCCGGAAGAATTGGAAGACTGGATTGGATGAGACTTACCCCGGATTGCAAATCACGGTGAAGGGTGAAACCAAGGAGGAAGAGGAAGGGGACGAATAAAAACTTGACGGGCAAATAAAAAACTAATAAATTAAGTTTGTAGGTAATGGGGGCCGGTGAGATAGCTGAAAATATATTGGAAACGCAGTTCAGCCATCGGCTCCCACTTTTTAACCTAAAACTAACCTTAAACCAAACAAAAAAATGAGCAAACTAGTCAAGAAAGTAGAAATGTTTCAGGACGAAAGCGGTCGGCCCCACAATTCGATCTTGGATTGCCTGCAATCAAATAAATTTTTGGCCATTCGGGGCATCGTCCAAGAGGAAAACAAAAATGAAACGTTGACAATCGGGGACGTTGTAAAATTGATGCAGAAACAAGGAAAAAAGATTGTCCAAACCATGAGCAAATATGACAAGGCAATGAATAAGGCCCGAACCAAGGCAAACCCATTACCGGCGGCATAAATTTTTTGTAATAAAATCAAATAAAGATTTCCCCCCGGCCTAAACCCGGGGGATTTCTTTTTTTTATCAAATAATTTAGAAATATAGTTGACAAATAAAACAATTTCCTTTAATTTCAATTTGTTCGGTAGTTCAAAAAAGCGATTTGGAATTAGGTGAATACCAAAATTCCCGCAAAATATAAGAACAGCGGCTTTCTAATCCGCAAATCTAGGTGATATATAAAATCCTAGCCGAACACAAAAAAAATAATCTAAATAAATAGTTTCAAAAACTTATTGACTAGAAATAAAAAAACAATTAAATTCAATTTAGGTAAGAAAAACAATCAAATAAAAAAATATGAGAATCATTTACACGGTCGAGGAAGCCCGTCAGGAATTGCAAGAGTCCAAAGCGCCCGGTTGTAAGGTGGAAATTGAGCAATCCCACGTTGAAAAACCAACGTTTTACATTGTTGAAGCGGTCCGGCTGGTTCGCGCTTTGGCAATGGAAATAATCAGGGAAGCCCATTGTGGACCAATACGAGTAATACTTGTACGGTCTGCGCGAATACCTTTGATGTAAACGAAAACGGCAAGGGTGACATTATGCGCGTTAAGAAAACGCAATTCTCGGAATTCAAGATTTCCGAAATGGGTGTTGCAATTGAAACGATGTTGCGATACCAAGCCAATTTTGCCAAGTCATTCCGGGTTTTGGATGAAACCGAATGCAATGAAACGACCGCACGGAATTTCTTTGCGGGATTCGTGGGGACCCCAAATGAACCATTGTCAGCCCGGGCCGAAGGTAACATTGACGATCTCATTCGTTTGTTTAAGGATGAGGCTAAGGGAAACAAGGGTGAAACCTTCGCCGATTTGTTTAGTGCAATCACTGACTTCTACACTCACGAAGCGGCCAGCGGGAAGGGTGATCAAGCGGCACTCTGGAAAAACTACCTTTCCAGTGAATTCGGCTCTGGCAAGAAAATGAAAGCCAAGGCTTGGGAGATGTTGACAACCCGCGACGGAGCCAAGCGGTTCACTCTCAGACAGGGCGTAATCAATCTGGGGGCCGCAATCCTGAAGCTTGAAAGGAAAGCCAAAGAGTAAAAAGGAAATCAATTAGAGACTCCCGGAGAAATCCGGGAGTTTTTTTGTTTAGGAAAATAGTTGACAATTAAACAAATAAACAATATTTTTAATTACATGAAACTTTTAGTCACTTATTCCAGCGGCCAAACCTATACGTTTGAAAACGTAGAAAAGATTGAAAAATCCCAATCTCCGGGGGAAATCTATGTTGAAGGTTCCGGGCCGAACACTTTCTATGCCAGCTTGTTAGAAAAGGAAACCAAGGGGGCTAAACACCAAATTGTTAAGCTGGAAATCATTTTCTAAGAAATTCATTGCAGGAGCAAATCAAAGCGACGTTGAAAGAAATAAGCGAGGAAATATAACAAAAAAATTTATGGCTTTTTCAACTCAAATCAAAATGAATGCCCGGTGCATGGTTAAACAAATTTTCCGGGGTCACTGGTCAAAGGCTCGTTTCCATTGGGCGGGAATCATTAGAGCAATCAAAGGAGTTTAATTTATTTTCATTTATAAATCATTGCAATCTAGTGGTTTATAAATAAAAGTAAAAAAAAGTAAAAAAAGTGTTGCAAGTTAATTTGAGCCGTGAGAATATAAACCCACGGTAAACAAACTTAACTAAAAAAACAATATGGCCAAACACAATCATAACGAAAGATTTGAACGGTATGTCACCGAGGAAAATGGGGGATTCTGGCCCCCACAAACCCCAGAGGAAAAGCTGGCCTTAGCCAATCTTTGCAATGAATTGATTGGGATTGATACTCCGGCAATCATTCATGACCGCAATTGCGATGCAATGGGCAAGGCTTATGTTTTGGAGAATTCCCCGGAACTATACGGGCGGACACTGAGACAAACCCGTCAAAAGTATATGGGCGACATTCGGGCGTGCCATGTTGGGCGTAATGATTGCGACGTTGAAATGGAAGAACAAGACAAGGCTATAATCGGGGCAACCTTGCATTCCGGCGACGTTGAAAAACCGCTGTAAAATTTTAGTTGATTATTCAACAAAAAATAAATCAAAAAAAGTATTGACTCTCTTAGTGAGAGTCTTTATTTTTAATCACATGAAAAGTCTAACACACTCCCAATTGATAAACGGCCTGAAACATTCTAAGGGTTTGGCCATTGTCGGATTGCTAACCCTGACGGATACCAAGGCAAAGAAAACAGGCAACCCATTCGCTTTGCCTATCCTAAAGACGGTCCGAACAATTGGCTATGTTGGGGCGAACTATGAAAAGGCTGTCAACCGTGAAGCCAATCGCCAAGGAGAAACCCCCGCATTTGAGGCTGAAAGCTTACCTTGGGGATCGTGGTTAATTCCCGGTAAAGTCATAGAGCACAATGGCCAATTTTATCTCAGAACGCAAACGACTCCCGGCAATCGGCGGAAAATGCCAGCGAAAGTCTTGGGCTATCAGGATGCCAAAGGGAATCCGGTAACTTATCAGGAAATCAAACAATTCCTGCCCATCGCAAGGGAATCAAACAAACAACAAGAGGAAACGGGAATCCAGCAAACGGTATGGGTCCGAACGTATGCGTTCAATTCAATCCTCAAAATTAGAATCTCCGGGGAAACCTACAAGTTAATCCCCGGATGACATTCTAAAATCCATTTCTTACGCCCTAGCTTGACCGCTGGGGCTTTTTTATTGTTAGGATGAGTCTGAACAAGGTTCGCCCCAATCAAACGCCCTAGGCGCGAAATAAGGATCCAAATAAAAGTAAATAATGGCCAAATAAAGCTTGACAAGGGTATAAATAATCAATAAAATTTAAGTACAATAGAAGTACATGAGTACTTATTATAAAGGAGAGGCCGTCATTAGGTTTTATTATCTTTTATTTGATGCTATTAGAAAGTAGAATAGCTTATTAACCTATATAAGAAACTCTTATCCTACTCCCGAAAGTGTCCTAAAAATGGACATATCTTTATCGTTACCTTTTGAATTTTTATTGATTTTCAATGTTTGTTTATTCCTTAACCTTTAATGTTAAAGTTAAAAAACTAGGGTGATGATAGCGGAAAGGGGGTAAGATGCCCCTACGGTCATTCTAGGCCATAAAGAATTGATTTGATATAAGTTAATGGTTATTAAGTATTTAGAAACAAAAGTAAGAAAAGTAAAGATTTCCCTTGTATATGGTCAAAGGTTCCTTCATTCTAAAGCCAAGTCGGGGACATTCCCGGCGAAACACTAGAACAAACACACTAAACAAAAGCTAGTCATGAAACAAGTCACTTATTCAACCGAACAAACTGCAATCTTTGATTGGATTGCGGGCAAACTACAAGCCACTCACGCTTGGCTAATCGTTAACGCATTAGCTGGCGTAGGCAAGACATTTACTGCGGCAATCGGATTGCTAGAGCATTGCCCGGAAGTGAAACGTGGGGAATCCGTTTTGTACGCTGTTTTCAATAAAAGAAATCAATTGGAAGCAGAAAAGAAAATTAAGCACGCCAGTATAACCGTTAAGACTTGGCATTCGGTTGGCTACGGTCTATTGGCCAAACACTGGGGCCGTATCCGGGGCAATGATAGCATTGAATGGCGCCGGGTCCAAAGCGTACTGGATAGTATGGGCAAGAAAGATTGCCCCAAACAAGTTATGTTTCAATGCGTTAAACTCGTTGGAATTCTGAAGAATTACATTGGAATTCCAACGGTAGAATTCGCCACAAAACAGGCAATGGCCAAGGATTGTTTGCCTACGGATAAACAGGAATTAGCCGGATGGACAACGGATTTAATTGTCAACGTTTCAATCGGGGCAATGAAGCTTGCAACGGTAAAGGATAAGTCTGGGGAAATCTCATTTGGGGATATGGGCGGTTGGCTTCCCATTGAGCTAGGGATTATCCGCCCTACGTACAAGTTTATCCTAGCTGATGAGGGGCAGGACTTGAACGAAGTACAAGTTGAGATGATGAGACAACTATCTAGTGGCAGGGGTTGCGTTATCGGAGATCGTAACCAAGCAATTTACGTTTGGCGTGGTGCCGTATGCAATGGATTGGACCGGATGAAGAAAATCTTTAACGCTACGGAGCTAAAGCTAAGTCAGACTTTCCGTTGTGGTAAAGCCATAGTCAAAGAAGCTTGCAGTTTGGTGCCGGAATACGTTGCTCATGAAAGCAATTGCGAGGGTATCGTTGAAACGGCAACGGAAGATAAGATGATAAGTGAAGCAAAAATCGGGGATGCTATCTTGTCTCGCGTGAACGCACCCCTGATGAAACTATGCCTAGGGTTTATCCGGGCAAACAAGTCAGCCAAGATAGAAGGCCGGGACATTGGAAAGATGCTTACTAGCTTGGTTGAAAGCCTAGAGGCCACGGATGCAACCTTTAGTGACAAGTTGAACCTTTGGGAACAAACAAGGATTGCCAAAGCTACCGGATGGAACGCAACAAAGACCGTTGAACTAGTTCAAGATCAGGCAGCAACGTTGCGGGCCGTGTGGGAAGCTTCTACCACAATCCAAGACATGTTAGCTCGTATCAATAACCTATTCCAAGACAGCACAAGCGAGTATGCAAAGCCTTGCATAGTACTTTCGAGTGTTCACAAGTCAAAGGGGTTAGAGTGGGGTACGGTTTACCTATTGGCGGAGACATTCAATCGCAATCGCCCGGATGCAACGGCAGAGAGCATGGCGGAAGAAAAGAACATTCAGTACGTTGCGATTACGCGGGCAATCTCTAGGCTAGTCTGGGTCCGGTGAAATAAACGCCCCCGGAGCCGCCCTGATTTTGAGAAAATTTCAGGGCGGTTTTTTTGCGGACGCGCCTGGTGGGACTACCTTCTAATTGCTAATAATTAATTATTTCTTTCTTGATTGTATAGATTTTAATTAATACAATATATATCCCTATTAGTATTTTTATGCTCTTTTAAAAAAAATACCACCATACAATAAAATTTAAATCTTTCTTGAATATATAACAATAAATACTCTCTTATAGATAATAAACTAGTAATTTGAAAAATATACGCCGGGGGTATTAAAAATAATTCTTTATTGAATAAAACCTTGACTTATTGTGTTTCTAGACTAGAATCTATAAAAATAAAAATAAAAAAAATGAATAATATAGATTTTAAATTTTACCTTGAAGATGAAAAACTAAAAAAACATTATTCCCGTTGGGGTAAATCAAATTATCAAGATGTATTTCCGCCCGCCGAAAAAGAAAAAAATATACTTTTTTGGATTTTATTTGCCTTATTTGTATTAATCTTTTGTAGATAAAATATGGAAAAATTCATAATCTTAATAGCGGCCTTGATTATAATCTATTATTTATCCCGGCCAAATAAAACCTATAGGAAATCTAAGAAATTCGGTGAAGGATTATTACATGATACTAAAGGAAATAAATTAGACCCATATGATATTAATGCAAATTTCTGAGGGTTATAGATTATCAATTTATATTTTTGGATTATTCTTATGCGTAGTTCTTGGAGGATTACTAACTAAAGATAAAAAATAATGATAAACAACATACGAGCGTTTTTTATATTATTTGGAATTTTTATTATTTTATGCTATTTATTATTTCTATTAAGAAAAATGGGATATAATATGTGGATTTTTTAAATAAATTGGATTTTTGAAAATAGGTGTATATAATAACTAAGGAAAAAGGTTTAAGATTTATGAAAAAAGATTATGCTAAAATTGTAGTTGTATTAGATCGTTCAGGCTCAATGAGTTCTATTAAAAATTCCACAATCGAAGGATTCAATAAATTCTTAGACAGCCAAAGAGAATTAGTTAAAGAAGATGGGACAGCCGCCGGGGAATGTGATATTTCATTGTATCAATTTGATGATAGATATGAGGCCGTTTATGAAAATAAAGATATTAAATTAGCGCCGAAATTAAATCAAGAAACGTTTGTTCCAAGAGGGGGCACAGCATTATTAGACGCTATAGGAAAAACTATTGATAAATTAGGTAATACTTTAAGAGATTTAAAAGAATCCAATCGGCCCGAAAAGGTTATTTTTGTTATTTATACTGATGGCGAAGAGAATTCAAGTAAGGAATATAATAGAAATACAATTTTTGATATGATTACCCACCAGAGAGAAAAATATAATTGGGCGTTTGTTTTCTTAGGGGCTAATCAGGACGCTATTGCGACCGCTACAAGTTATGGTATTAGTGCAGGAGCCGCAATAACATACGGAGCCAATACTATTGGGACAACTAATGTTTATAATGCGATGAATATATATACTAGTGGTACAAGATGCGCCGCAATCCAAGATGTTCAATATATGAGTTTTACTCAATCAGACAGAGATTCAACTAATATTTAATTTATGGAACAAACTATAGGAAATGTTAAAACAGTAGTTATTAATAAAAATAAACTACTAGATATTATTAAAGAAAATAAGGCTAAACACGACGCTATTTTTGAAGTCGCTACATCTGGTTATTGGCAAAGCGCCCAAAGGAAATTAGAAGAAAAAAGAGAAAATTTTGATAAATATTTATTAGATTTATCTGATGATTTCGATACTCAACTAGATAAATTAAATAATAAAATTTCTTTAAAACAAAGAGTAGATGGTTATAGTTATATTCCTATCCAAGCATCAATGAATTATACTATTGATTTAAAATATCCCGAAAATCATGCCCATGAGTATGAAAGAGCTATTCGTTCTGTTGAATTAAGTGTTTTTGATAAGATAGAATTGTCCGAACAGGAATTTAACCAATATGTAATGAATGATTGGAGTTGGAGGAATTCATTTCTTACATCTTCTTCGGGATATATTACTTCTATCACCGGATGTTATTGGGGTTCTGGACTTCAGAACAGCGTCTTAATTAGCGGCTGTAATATATTTTAAAGAAATAATTTTAAGGAAACAAAGTGCCAGATATGCCAGTTGGAAAATCTATTATCTGGCCTTTTTTAACAAATTCTTTGTTCCAATATCTTTTCAGGCCGGAAGCGTATGGCTGGCCGGTATAATTATTATTGACGGCTTCTAAATAAAAGAGACTTAAAATATCTACTCCTGTCCCGAATTGATGAATTCTGGGCAGATAATCGTGAAAATTTCCCGAAATATATGGCATTTCATTAAATTACACTTTTTCTTGTAATTTCATCCATTTCATGTATTTATTATAAACCTTAGAATATTTAATGCCCCAATCTTTAGAATGTTGGTCAATGTTATAATCTTTATATTTTTGTAATAAATGTGACCATTCATGGAGAAATGATCCAACCATATTATCCCAATTGCCATGTTTATCTATACTAATATTATGTTCTTTCTTTTCCACATCCCAAGTATATAGCCCAGAATAATTTTCCATTTTACATATTCTTAATTGTACAGGAAATTTTGGCCGGAATTCTGATATAAAGAAATTATGTAAGTCTTTTATTTTTTCAATTTTGGTCATAATTATCTAGCCATTCTTTGTAAACATCCCCATGACATGGGATATCTGATCCATTTGGCCTCTTACAGAAACACCCAAGGACTTTATCCTTTAATTCTAATACTCTTTTCTTATATTCGGGGTCATTTTCTATTCTAATTAAGAAATCTTTTTTGAAAGCTGCAATCGCCCCCTCCCTATCGTGATAACCTTTACAATGACTACAATAAACGCCGCCCATTGTGTGTGGATTGCCAAAAAGCCCACTTTCATTGTGACCGGCCCGACCTATATACTGGTCGTATTTATCATATCTTATATTAACCACCTTTGTCATATTGTGTAATATTACCCTTGCCAATGGAAAAAGTCAATAAAATAAGGATATATTAGATTTATTTATATTTATTAATATAATGTATTCTAGGACAAGATAATACATGGGAAGACCTAAAAAAATAGTTAAGCCGGTCGAATATAGAACATTTGAACAATGTATTGATATTATTAATACTTGTATTAATAAAAGGAAACATCGTTGGACATTAACTAGCATATCTTTTATGGATTTTGATGATGTCGCTCAATTGCTACGCTCTCATATTTATAATAAATGGCATCTTTACGACCAATCTAAAAAATTAGAATCATGGTTGACTACAGTTATAAACCATAGAATGATTAATATTATTAGAGATGTCTATTCATCTTTTAGCCGCCCGTGTCTAAAATGTGAATTTTTTGAAGGAGACAATTTATGCTCTAAATTCGGCACTCAAAATACAACTTGTGATTTATATAAGGCTTGGGTATTCGGTAAAAAAAGAAAATATGATATACAAATTGCTTTACCTATGGAAAATCATATTAATGAGTGCCAAGAAATTAAAACCGAAAACATGGATATAGATAAAACGGCCATTAATTTACATGAGAAAATGAAACATGTATTAAAGCCTCTTGAATATTTTATTTATAAAGAGCTTTATATAAATCATAAAAATGAGGACGAAGTAGGAAAAATGCTTAAACTTAAAAGTAGTGAAAAAAATCGGTCGCCGGGTTATTCAAGAGTAAGCCAGTTAAAGAAAATTATTATTGCTAAAGTAAAAGAAGTATTAAAAGAGGGGGATGTAGAAATAGTCGGAGATAGCAATATATGAGTGATAATTTAGAAAATACCATCCCAGAGAAAAAGAAAGAGGTTATTTTAACAGAACCCCAACAATTAATTGTTTTAGAAATGCTGAATGAAAATCCCAATCAGCCTCCTAAAATCAAAGACATTTTAATAAAAGTATTTGGGCGGCAAATTGATGCCCGCGAAATGGAAGGATTGGCCGTAAGAAAATTTATAGCCGAAAAAGGATTAAGTTACACGGGCGCGAGAACAAATGTTCCTGTTAAAATTATTAATTTAACCGAAGAACACAAACAATTTATAGTTAATAATATTTCTACAATGAAACCATTAGAAATGGCAAGGGTTTTATTTGACAATAAAGACTTGACCATGACCGATACCGAAACTAGAGAGATATATAAATATATTAAAGATTTACCAAAAAATATAAGCAACCAGAGTTTACAAAGAGAATCAATAAACCTATCAAATTACAAACCGCCCAAAACAGAAAGCGAAGCAATCAATAGGATTAATAAATTCGTACATAATATCAATATAGTCAAAGAAGAATTAACAGAAAAACAAAAACGTGATATTAAAAATTTAATAGGATATTTACATACAATAAGATATCTAGATCAAGTAAATACATATGGATTAGACGAAGAAAGGCAATTATTTGAATCTGAATTTGTTCGCTGTACTTATGATAAAGATTTAACAGAAGAAGAGGTTTCTCAATATATTATATATTGTACGGATACTATTATCGCTAGACAAATTAATAAACGAATTCAGGATTTAGAAAGAGAACAAGACCGGCAAATTGAGGAAAATAATGGCCGTCCGAATATGGCTCTAGTAGATCAAATTTCTTCGTTAAGAACGGAATATAATCAATGTATTAACAGGCAAAAAACATCAATTAAATCATTACAGGGCGAACGAAAAGAAAGAATGAAAATTGATAGCCAAAATAAAGGTAATATTGCGGATTTAATTAGCTATGCCCTATCCGAAGATAAAAGAAAACATTTATTAAATATTGCAGAGGAACGTAGAAATAAAATTAAAGACGAAATTAATAGGATAAAAAGTTTAGATGATATAATTGTGGAAGTTTTTGGTGTTGATCCACATGAAATAATGGATTAATATGAGTTGGACCGTAGGATCACAAAACGTAAAAATTAAACCCTCAACTTGGGAATATTTAAATTCTGTTAAAGGACAATTAACAGAAAACCAAGCCAAAATGTGGTTAGCTAAATATTTTAAATCTAATATCGGTATATTATATGAAACGTTGGCCCGTCCCTCTTACCCTCTATTGCCGGTTCAAGAAATATTAATTAAATCATTGTTTTTAAGAGATTCGGGTATTATTGTAGCGGCCCGTGGTTTTTCTAAGAGTTGGTTGCTAGGAGTTTGTTCTTTATTAATTCCTATATTATCTCCGGGCGCGGGTATATGTTTAATTTCAGCTAACTTTCGCGGAGCTAGGCGTATATTAGATGGCGCGGAAAAAAATAGTCAATTCTAATAAAGCTTTATTATTAAAACAATGTTTCCATAGACCTTTGAGAAGAAGTAACGACGTTTATAAATGGTCAATTGATAATGGTTCGGAAGTATTTGCATTACCTTTAAATCCAGAAGGATTACGTGGCCATAGAGCGACTTGGTTATTTATTGATGAAGGATTATTAATTTCAAAAGAAATTCAGGATAGTATTTTACGGCCTTTCTTGTCGGTTAAACAAGATGCGGGCGAAGCAATGAGAATCAGAGAAATTGAAGATGAGGCGATTAAACTTGGAATTTTAACCGAAGAAGATAGATTATTACCGCCTAAAAATAAATATTTCATCTTTAGTTCGGCCTCATATAAATTTCAATATCTTTATGAATTATGGGAAAATACATTAAATTCTATTGTGTCTCCTCAAAGAGATAAAGAAAAAGAAATGACTTCATCGTTGGCTATGAGATTTTCTCATAAAGTTATTTCAGATTTGCCGGGTCACGGATTCTTTGATATGACTCAAATTGATGCGGCTAGAGAAGCCGGTGGAGAAAATTCTGATTATTTCCAAAAAGAATACATGGCTTTATTCCCGGATATGAGCGATGGATATTTTAATATTAAAAAATTACACGAATGCTCTGTCAAATTTGGGGACGAACCATCATTACAATTAAAAGGAAATAAAAGCTATGAATATGTATTAGCGATTGACCCGGCCTATAGCGATTCTAAAATAGGCGACCATTTTGCCATGAGTTTATTTCTATTAAATAGAGAAGAAAGAAAGATATTTTTAGTTCATAGTTACACTAATATCGGCGGAGATTTAAAATCTCATTATGCTTATTTATATTATTTATTAACGGCGTTTAATATTGTTTTTATTATTATTGACCGTTCTGGTGATGAATTTTTAAAAGGCTGGAATGAATCAATTGTCGGCCAGAGATTAAAAGTTGATTTCTTAGAAGTAGATCTAGAACAAGACCAACATATAGAGTTACAAGAAGAATATATTAAGGCTAAAAATCAATACAATATGACTTCTAGAAAAATAGTATATAGACAATCATTTGCCGCTTTAAGTCAACGCAGAATGAATGAGCATTTAAAGAATCAAATTGAAGCTAAAAAGATTTGGTTTGGAAGTAGATTGCCCGTTGACGAAAAACATATAGGGATGTGTAAAGAAATCATTAATACTTATAAATTGTTTGGAGAAAGAAAGCCCGATGATGAAAAATTTGAGGCCGACGATTTTCTAGAAGAACAAAATCATTGGATTGATGAGACAAAAGGCCAAACGGCTTTGATTCAGGTTAAAGCTTCGGCAATGGGTTCTCTATCATATGATTTGCCTATTTCTATTAAGAAAAGTACTAGCGAAAATAGACCAAGAAAAGATTCTTATACTTGCTTATTAATGGGCGCAACCGCTGCTTCTTATTATTTCAATATTATGGGGGCGGAAGAAAGACAGATAACAAGTACTTTTGCCCCAATTATTATTCACTAATTTCCAGCTAACTTTAGCCAAAGTTTATATTCTTTACTATCGAAATATTCTTTATTTTCTTCGTATGTATTTTGTTGATATTGCACATAAATAAATACACGTATTTAAAAAATTATTTAGGCGGCGTAGAATTTTCTGAAAAACTTTGAAGTGTTTTACCACCCATTAAAATGCCAATTAAATATAAAAGAGATTGATCAATTGGAAGTAATTGAGATTGAGTATAACAAGTGAACAGCCACATAAATAAAACAGAAAATAATGTCAATAAAAATCCCAGCCGGGTCGCCGATAACATTCCGTCTCCGTCTTGAAAAAACTGACCTAGTTTTGATATGTTCATAATATTTATTGTTATTTAATTACACTTACCAAAGAAATTTCTTATAATACGTTGGCGCCGAGGGGGTACTAATATTAATTCTAATACTATTTTTATTGTTAAATTTTTTAGATGGTACGGCTACAATAGCGTCTTTACTTGGTAAATACAATAAAAATAAATCTATGTCTTTCAAAGAATACATTTTCCCGGCCTGTGTGCCCGTAAATCTTAATCTTAAAGAACGAACATTTCCACTAGGTTTTATATCTTTTGAATCGAAGTATTTTACCTGTGTCCTATATAGTTTTTTACCATCGTCTATTATAAGATCATAGCGACTAGATTGATTTTTGGGTAAACTAACATGATAACCTTTTTCATTGGCGCGAAGTTCGACTTTAAGCACGGCTATTTCAGATTTATTACTTGATTTTAACATATTAATAATTTTTCCATAAACTTTCTGTTTTGATTTTCTTTTCAAAATCGCCGGTTATTGTTTTAACTATAAAATCAATTCTTTTAAATTTAGTTTCTAGTTTTTTATAAGCGTCACAGGCATAACCTGAAAGTAATATTTTAGCTTTGCAATCTAATAATAAATTTATATATTCCTGATGTTGTTCATCATTCATATCTACTGGATATCTAGATGATGTTCGGGTTGACCAGTGATAGGGACTATCGCAATAAATAAAAACATTATCAGAATCATATTTTTTAATTACTTCTAGAGCGTCTTTATTTAAAATAACAACGGCACTTAATCTATCATGTATTTCCTGTAATCTGTCAATACAACTAAGAAAATCTGATGTAGATTTACTCATATTTCGTCTAATACAACAATTAGTGCTAAAACCGCCCATACCATTATGACGGGTACGATTAACATACCAGTAGTAAAATGCCCTTTCTAATATAGAAAGATTAGTTTGTTTTAATAAGTCTTTATATTCTCCACTAATTTTCTCATGATATAAAGCTAGATCACATTTTTGTTTGAATTGTTTAAATAATTCGGGTTCAGATATTACTTTATAAAGAGAATAGACATTTTCCCATAAATCATTATAAATTTCGACGTGGCCAAGAGGACGAGATAATAGCACAGAACCAGATCCCCCAAATGCGTCAACGAATATTTTATAAGAATTATCTAATGGAAAATGTTCATAAATTTTATTCATAAACCCTGATTTTCCTCCAAAATATTTTACTGCTGGTCTTAGTAATGTTGGTTTCATGTATGAATTATTTTTTCTATTATCTGTTTTTTTCGTTTTAGATATATATTAGCATCTGTATAAAGATAATTATATAACTGTCGAATATCCGTGAAATTTGTAACTACTAATCTATAAATATTATTATTTTTTTGACGAAAACGTGGATTTTTAAGAAAATTCAAATTATCTTTTAGTTGTTGTAAAAATATACTAGAACCACTACAAAAATATATCATTTTTTGATATTTGCCATCTGTAAAAGCACAACCGTCTCCATCAAAATACCCGCGAATAAAATGATGAATTAAATTATTTGGAACTTGTTTATTTGTAGGAAATTTTAGTATTAGAGATTTTTTAGGAAAGCATCCTTGTTTTATTAAATCTAATGCTAATTTTTTATCATATAGTGATAGCCAAGATATTTTTGTTTTTTTGATTGTGTCTAAATATTTGTATTTATCAAACCCATCACGTACATGATTTGTTGACTTGATAGATTTTTTAAACAATTCGATATGTTTTTTATCTTTAAAAGATAATTTTAATTTTACTTCATAAGTTAAATAATTTCTTTTTCTTACACATCCATCTGCGTATAAAAATCCAAGCCAATACGCTTTTTCTTCAGTGTTTATTTTATTAAAGAAATCTACATCACAAAAATATTTTTTTATTTTGATTGGTATGCTTTTTTCTTTTAAAAATCTAATAATAGTTGCCTTAGATACATTAAATAATTTTGCAATTTTATTACCTCCTTGTTTATGATCGTATAATTTTATTATTTGTTTCTGTTGTTTTTTAGTAAATATAATCTTTTTCATAATCTATATTACACTGTGGTAGAGGCTTGATGCATATATTTATTAGATTTTATTCTTGAATATTAATAGAATTATAGTATATTATCATAAGATGTCAAGTATTTTAAAATGCCCAATTTGCCAAGAAGATTTAATTCCTTCGCACCCATATAAGAAACATAAAATTAAGTTAGAAGATTTTATGCATAAATATTATCCCAAGAATGACCTATTAACTGGAGAAAAAATTGAATGGAAAGGGGATATAGGTAATTATTTATTAAGTGATTTTATTAATAAAATTAATTTAAAAAAATGGCTTAAATTACAAGATAAAACAACGTGTCAAAATTATCTTAAACATTTATTAATTAATAGAATGGATTTAAAGGGATGGATATATGAGCCAACCCAAGTAGAATTAAGGTCTTGTCCAGAAATGGTAGGTATTAAAACTTTTAGTGATTATTTTGAAGAAGGATACGATAAGTTATGTTCTAATATAGGATATAAAACTAGAGGATTTACAGATATTAACGTTAATATTGGTTTGAAAGAAATAAGAGATTTAAAAGGTAATCCTATATTAGTGGATTCAAGAGAACAAGAAATGATTAATTTCGGGAATAAGGAAATAAATATTTGTGCTCTGCCTGTGGGCGATTATTCAATTAAAAAAGATAATTATAATATATTTATAGAAAGAAAATCATTAAATGATTTAATTAGTACTTTTGGGCCAAAGAATTTTGATAGATTTAGGCGTGAACTGATTAAAGCTCAAGAAATCGGCGCATATATTATATTATTGGTGGAAAATGATATTAATACGGCGTTGGGATTTGACCATTCTCCTTTTTATAGCAAACACACTCAAATGACAGCCACATTTTTATTCCATCAAGTTCGGATATTGCTTCAAGAGTTTCCTAATTGGCAAATTGCCTTTTGTAAGAATAGAACCGATATGAAAGAATGGATTTTAAGAATATTTAAGACGGGAGTATTTTGGAAAACTCACGATATTCAGTTGGCCATTGATTTAAAGTTATTTTAGGGTTTTATTTAAAATCTTAGCTTGTCTGTTAGCGTCTCTTTCCGTAGGCATGTTAAAATACATGTCTATATTCCTATAAATCGGATATAAATGACAGTGATAGTTATGAGTAAACCGTTTAACATCCAATCCTCTTTTTTGTTGCAAAACATGTTGTAATTCGTGAAGTAACGTTTGTTTACTGCAATAAGGAAGATAAATGTTTTTATAATCAAAGTACGCCCATTCGGTTTTAGAAGGCAAGATTTTCCCTGTAAATTTTATATTATGATATTGTTCCCATTTTTTTACTAATCTAATAATTTCTTTATTAAATGGGATTTTATTATAAACTCTAGGAAAATTCATGGATAAAGCAAATGGTGTCATATTATTCGACAGAACAATTTAACAAAAATTCATTACAATCCATAATTAAATCTCTGACTTTATTATGCTCCATACATTCAGGATTAAATAATCCGCCGTTTCCTAGATAAGATTGGATTCTGGAAAGTAAATCTTCGCGTTTAATTTCTTTGGTTTGACAAGTTGTAATGGTCATATTTAATTATTATTTCTTGCTAATTCAAACGTCCATTCCATAAAGTTTTTAGAAGCGAATACAATATGAACATAATTGAGGTTTTCGTCTAGTAACAATCCCATGTGCATTCCTTTATAATTACCTTCTTTATTGTGTGGTGTGCCTTGCCACAGATATTCGGCGGTTTTAAAATGCTGAGTTTTTGACTCTGTAATTTTATTAATATCTTTGTCAGTAAAACTGGCCACAATCATTTTTGGTTTATTAGATTTTAATAATCTATCGGCAATTTGTTCTAATTCTTGTTTTGTTATTTCCATATTTAATTATTATCTACTATACAATAATCTACGTTTTTGAAGGCTTCTAGATTATGTCCGCCCGCGTAGGAAATGGCCGATTGTAAAGCCTCTTGTATTTCAATTAGCCTTTCTTTTATTGTAATATCAGCCTCTAATTCAATGGTTTTACCTTCGATATGTTTGTTATGTTTTTTAACTGCAAAAGAGGTCGAACCCCTATATTGTTTTTGATTATTAACTATTTGGGCTGGTGAATCTATACAAGAAGCAAATAATTTCCCGGACATTACAATTGTAGAACCCGCGACCAAACTTTTACTTATATCGCCTATATGTTTAATAGATCCATCGGCTATAATTGGTTTTAAATTAGGTTCTCCAATATAATTTTTATTATATGTATCTAAAATATCTTTAACACAACTAAACATTGGTTTACTAAATCCCGTTTGATAACGAGTAGTACAAATTGAGCCTTGGCCAATTCCGACCTTTATAATATCCGCCCCCCAATATCCTAAATCATTATAAGCTTCGGGCGTTGCTACATTCCCGGCAATTATTTTGGTATTAGGAAAATTCTCTTTTAGCCATTGGGTTCTATTTTTGACTTTAAGGTGATGACCAAGAGCGACATCTATAGTTATAAAATCTACTCTTAATGAGTATTCTTTAATTTGTTTTAATTCTTTTAATGAATCTTCATTGACTCCAGTACTGATGCTTATAAGTTTCCAATTATCGTGATTAGCTAAAAACGCTAGGCAGAAAGAGCTTAAATTATTATCTATAAAAATATCTGTTCCTTTTGGAGATTTACCGAATCTATGATAAATATAAAAATATCCATTTTCTGATAAAAATTTAGCTATATCAACATTTATTACATCCTGCATATTAGCCGGTAAACAAGGAAGTTTAAATTTCCATCCACATAAATCTACGGAAGTATCTGCCAATGAGCGACTTTCGAGTTTAGAATATTTTGGGATTAGATTGATGTTGTCGTAAGTTAAGGCTTTATCCATAAAAAAATAATACTTAAAAACTTCAAAAAGTCAAGACAAATGAAATAACATTATATCAAACGTGTAATGACTTATAATATAAATGATATATGAGTGACCAAAAATTATCAGAATTTGCAAAAAACGGAGGAATTCCATACATCTCGGCGTGGCGGGCACACAAAGATGGGAAAATTGTAGGTAGTTATCAGGATTCTAATGGTAATATTTTTGTTAAAAATGAGCCGCAACCCCAACAGCCGCAAGTAGTAATCCAAACCAATGATTATAAAACCCCCGATTTTAATTTTAAAAGCTTTGCGGAAGCTTCTTCTACAGTAAGAAATAATAAAGCGGGCGGCACGGAAATTCCTAATAGATTCCAAAATATTGATAGTGGAATTCTTCCGACAGTACAAACCGGCAATAACAAAATTAGTTGTAAAGATATTATTACTTTAATGCAAAAAAGTTACCATAATATCTCAATTATGCGACAAATTATTGATTTAATTGTTGATTTATCAGTAGGAAAAATATTTTTTAGAAAGGGTAATAAAAAAAGTCGGGATTTCTTTGATGCTTATTGGGAAACTATCGGCGGAGACGCTTTACAAGAAAAATATTACTTAGGACTTTGGAGGGAGGGTCAAACAATTATATATCCTTGGAAAAAAGAACTTAAAAAAGAAGATGTATTGAAAATTGTGCAAACCTATGGTATGGATACATCTATAGCGGCAAAAAAGATTACATTACCGGCAAAATTTGTGTTTTTAAATCCGGCGGATATTCAAGCAGATGGTGTCTCTAGTTTTACTAGTCCCACTTATTATAAAGTATTAAATGGGTTTGAAATAGCCAGCCTTAAGAAGAAAGATAAAACACAAGCAGATCAAGAACTATTTGATTCATTACCTAAAGAAATCCAAAAACAAATTATGTCAGGTCTTGGTTCTATTATGATACCTTTGCCAATGGAAGATGTTATTATTTCTTTTTATAAAAAGATGGATTTTGAATTATTTGCTACGCCCGTTTTCTTTCCAGTATTAGATGATTTAAATTTTAAGATGGAATTAAAGAAACAAGATTTAGCAACATTAAGAATGATGAATCAGGCTATTCTATTGTTCACGATGGGAGCTGAACCAGATAAAGGAGGTATCAACTATAACAATATCAATAACTTACAACAATTATTATCTAATTCCTCAGTTGCTAGATATTTAGTTTGTGATTATACTACTAAAGGACAATTTTTAGTTCCTGACATTGGCAAAATCTTAGGTAAAGATAAGTATGCTGTAGTTGAAAATGATATTTATATTGGTCTTAATTATATTCTTTTAAATGGGGAAAAATTTGCCAATAAAATGACCGCCATTAAAATTTTCTTAGCTAAAATAAGATATGGACAAAATTTATTTATTAGAGACGTTTTAAAACCGATTATAGAAAATGTTTCCAAACAATTAGGATTTAAAAGTTATCCCGAACCATATTTTGAATATGTAGCTATTGAAGATGATACGGAATTTAATAGATTAGTCGTTAGAATGGCCGAAATTGGCGCATTAGCTCCTAAAGAAGTATTAGAATACTTTGATAATGGTAAACTACCTTTATGGGACGAATCCAAAGAGAATCAAGAAGAGTTTAAGGGGTTAAGAGATAAGGGCTGGTACGAGCCAATTACAGGCGGGCCGGAAACACAAAAAACTTTGCTTGACATGCAAAATAAACAAGCCACTAAGACTCAAACAACTCAATTAGAGCACGATGATAAGCAAGGAAATAAGCAAAGGAAACATGAAGCGGAAAACCCACAAGCGCCCGCGCCTCAAATAGTTCTAAAAGCTCCTACGAAATTAGCTCAACCAAGTGGAAGGCCATCAGGAAGTAAAAGAAAGAAATCAACTAATAAACCTAGAGTAGTTGGTTCTATTGAAGAATATGATGATGTAGAACCAATATATTCCGGCGCGAAATTAATGGAAGTAATTAAAAAATATGACTTATTGGAAAAGTCAGTTATCGGCGCTTTAAAGAATAAATTTAAAGTAGAAGATTTAAAGAAAGAACAAAGTGAAACGGCATTAGAGTTGGCTAAGATTATTGCTCGAAATGAAGATGTAGATAACTGGGAAAATAATGATATTTTAAATTCTTATATTGAAAAGCCATTAGATAAGAATGAAGAAAGAATATTAGAAATCGAAGAGATATCGGCTTCTTTTGGTTTAGAACCGCACTTAGGAACTCTTTTATTTTATAGTAAAAAGGAAGAAAATAAGGAAAATCAGGAGGGGCAATAGATGAGCCGTTTTAGGCAAATCTATAATATATGGGGATTATGGGCGTCTGAACCGCCCGCAACGGGTTACTGTTTTAGTAATTATGCCGACCAAAAACATAATAATCCCGAATTAGGTCTTTTTGATCACAATCTTCTTCACCAAATAGATAGAATTCAAAATATAGGATATTCCGTTTCTATAGACAGGACTAATTTAGCTCAATTAGGAACTAGGTCTTTAGTTGGAAGGCCAATTGTAAACCACCCAAATGTTGAATTGTCCTTAAGTTACTTGATTGCGGGGGTTAGAAATGAGGACAGATTAGGATTTGTAACTAATTACCAAGATTTTACCGGAAATTTACATTTATCACAAGACACTTGTTGTTTTCAAAATTTTACAGGATACGACACTGATAGTCGCAATGTATTTATAGCAATATCGCCTGACCAAAGCGATTTAGCTAATAGAATACAAGATGTAGAAAATCCTAATGGAGACATAAATCCTTCTTCGTTATTTGTTTTTGGGTTTGGCAATTGCTATCTTAATTCTTATAGAGTTAATGCTTCGGTGGGGTCTTTCCCAGTTGCTTCTGTTGGTTTTATATGTGACAATATCATGGCATATTCTAGCGGCAGCGGGGTTAATATTCCGGCAGTTTTGCCTAAGACGGGAAGTTTAGTTCCTAATGTAAAATTTACTATTCCAAGATTAACTAGTATTCCTTCTCCTTCGGTTATACAGCCAAAAGATATAACGTTAGAAATTACTAATTTATTTAATCCAGTCGGAACATTGTATAATGAAATATTTTTGTTTAATAAACAAACTAATCTATATAATAAAATAAGAGTTTCGGGCGATTATGGGAACGAAACTTTATTGATTAATAATGGAGAAACTATCCCTCCAAGTGGATATTTTAGCGGATTATATTTAAAAAACACCACTTCTGATTTATACAATCAATTATTTACGAGTGGAACCGATGGCAATCAAGTTGTTTTATCTTATTCTGGGGTTTCTTATCAAAATAGTGGGTTTTTTGACATTTTATATTTAAAAAATATTACTAATAACAGGTATGTTGGTTTGAATACTTTTGGTGATTTAAATAATGAAAATGTTTTAATTAATAACCTTGAATTTACAAATTATCCGACAGATGCGTTGTTTGGAGTTAACTCCAGTGGAGTGCCAATACAATCTTTCGATATGTCGGTTAATTTAGACAGAGAAGATTTAAAAGCAATGGGATATGTTTTACCTATTGATAGAAAAGTCAACTTTCCTATATTTGCAAATTTAAATTTTAGTACAATTGTTGGAGATAATTTTAGCGGAAGTTTGATAGACAAAATACAAAAAAATCAAAGTTATGATTTAATTGTAAACATGTATAACCCCGGTTGCACCCCTTTATTGACTAGGCAAATAGGCATTCAATATAAAATAAAGAACGCTAAATTAGAAAATTTTAATTACAATCATGATCTTAATAGTAATTTAACGGCAAATTTTGGATTTCGGGCCGAAATTGATATTAGTAACGAAAAAGGAATGTTTATTTCTGGCTCGTTTAAATCTGCCAGATACAGACCAATATTTAAATAATTTTTATTGCTTGGCTCAAACTACACTGGATTTTTATTTATAGAAAACAATGATTTATTAATAGTATCAGAAAATAGTATAGAATAGTGTAATTTTATAAGATATGGCAACAATTACAGGTCAAAGGTTATCAAATTTAGCAACGCTCGCAATTGGGACAACGGGTACGTTATTTTATGCGGAGTCGGCTAGTACAAATTCATTTAAAATGTATGAAGTCGGACTTTATAACACTTTATATAAATTGCAATTAAGTGGCAATTTTCAACCAAAAAACGAAGATTGGCGGTTTGTACATACAACGGGAATAGAAACGATTACGGGAAATAAGACCTTCGCCAGTCAAATTAATACAAACTATTTTGTCGAACAAAATGGGAATTTGGGCACAAGTACATTTATTTTTATGCCTTCTGGATGGTGTATTTCTCCGGGCGCATTAACGTCTTTAGATTGGAATAATAAAATTCTATCAGGAAATTGGAAAAATCAAACTTTACAATCCTCTGGTATATATGGAATAAATATTACTGGCGGAAATATAAAAACTACATATATTAGGGATACAAATAATATTATATCGGTTGATCCTAATAATAGAATTTTATCAGATGAATTTGTGGTAGATTCTATAAGGTGGGATAGTAATCGCGCGTTATATGATGCATCAAGTATTACTTCGATTGGTTGGAACTCTAGATATTTGTTTAATTCTGCCGGAGCTGCTTCTTTAGGCTGGCACGATAAGATATTATCGGGAAATTGGAAAATTTTAGGTGGTTTATATATGAGCGGTTTGTCAGTTGGTATAACTGGCGGCGGATCAAGCATAAGCAATGTGTCGGGTAGTAATGTAGCTATTACCAATGGAGCTGAAGGGGGACGTTTAGTTGGATTAAATTTGGGTTCCACACCAAAATCTGTAACATTGACAGTACAATCTCCAATAGGTGGGTATGTGTTATTTGCTTGCGTAACCGGAGATATTACTTCGGATGGTTTTGGTTATCAATTGAATGCTCCGACCGATGCATCTACATATAGACTGCATTATACAATTGTATTATAAATATGTGTAATTTATTTAGATTAAGGTAAAAATTATGTTTAAAAAAATTATCAGTTTATTATTTTTAATGTCTATTACGGCGTTTTCACAAGTAACCCCAATTAATAGGGGTAAATTAATTACCGATTTGGATGCTAATAGTAAATCAATTACTAATTTGACCTATGCCATTAAAACTCCGTTTTATACAAACTATACGGTTTCTATCACAAATCAAGTTGTTTGTTGCATTGGTACTAATCAACTGATTACTTTACCTAATATAACAAATACCGCCACAACCGGAAGATTATTTGTATTCTTAATGTCTTCGACAAATGGATATGGGTCGGCTATTATTACTAACGCAAATGGGGTGCAAACGGTAAGAACTTCTTCGGGGCTTTCAGAAACAATTACTAACGGTCAATCATTAACCCTTATCTCGGACGGTACAAATTGGCGTTTAAAATTTATATTACCTTTATTGTTTTTTTGTTTTACTGCTTCTGGACAATTAGAAAGCAAAAGGCAATCTGTTGGATCTAGGCATATTAATGTAGAAGTTTCTTCTGGTACTAATTTTTATGCATCCCCAACTGGTTCTAGTGGCAATACTGGCTTATCTGTTAATTCGCCTTGGCCAATAGATTATGCTCTTTCTCACGCTGGGTCATCAAATACTGTTCTTGTTATGGATGGTTTTTATCCAGCCGATCAAACTTTTAATACAGCATATCTTACTGTAAAAGCCGTAAATAAATGGGGCGCTATTTTTACAAATGGAACGGCGGGTGGTGGGTTCGCTCTTTATCCATCCCCGGCTCATCATATAATTGTTGATGGGCTTTGTATAACGAATTGTCAAGGACCCGGTATATTAGCGGCATATGGAACAAATAATACCTTTCGTAATTTATGGATTAAAAAAGACTGGATTAGCCGGAACCGGAACTGGGGACGGTCTTTATGCCAAAGATCAAGCAAACATAATTGTCGAAAATTGTTTAATTGAACTTTGTGGGGCGCGACAAGGGTTCCATCATGGCATTTATATAGGCGGAACAAATTGTATAGTTCGTAATAATGTTGTAAGAAGTAATTATGCTTTTGGAATACAGTTAAACGTAACTACGGGATTTATTGATCAATGCCAAGTATATAATAATCTTTGTTATTCCAATGCCGCTGGTGGAAGTGCTGTTTATGAATTGGCTATGAGTTCAGATGGTGGTTCTGGTAGTGGGACAAATTTTGTATTTAATAATACGTTTAGAAGTAGAGACACTACATTCGCTTATGTTTCACGAAATACCGTACAATTCACAAATAATATATATAGTTTTAATGGCGATGTTTCTCTTGGAACCGCTGGTGTTGCTCGTTTAGGATCAAATCTTGGAACTTCAAGTTCAACTAATTTCGTTGATGTAACTAAAGGGCTTTGGTGGCTGTCATCAAATTCTGCCGCCAGAAATATAGCTAATTTAAATAGTATTCCTCCTATTGATTTTTTTGGGACTAATCAAACATCAATTACCGATGTCGGAGCATTTCAATATTCCGCTGCTCAAGCGGCAGATACAAGAACGCTTGCGCCAAGTCCGGCGGCGGGGCAAATTATTGGCTACCACAATAAAAACAAGTGTAATAAAAAAACAAATGTTATGAAAGATCAAAAATTACAAGAACTTAGCGAATCCATAGCAAAATTAAAAGAATCAATTGGAGCAAGTATTTCCGCGATGCCAGATAGTCAAAATAAAGAATTATATGATTCAATGTATAGAATGTGTGATGGAATTTATAGTTACATAGATAGGGTCGCTAGTAATTTGTACAATCATACCGACCCGGCAAGTCATATACCCCCAATTAAAGGCGCTGGACAAATGAATAAGGCACTTAAAGCTCTTGGCATGTCCGAAGATTATGAAGTTAAACCTAAAGTAATTTATTCTTCTAGAAATAATATTATTATTACGGCTAAAATACCAGAAAATTAAAATGTTTTACGAATTACCAAAAAACTTTAAATACTCGGCGGCTTTTGAAAGTAAGCTTACTCAATTATCCGAAGAAAAAGCACAAAAATATCTATCGTTAGCCTCAAATGATAGTCTTAAACAATACTTGCCTAAAAACATTGATTTAAGCCAAAAAATAGATTGTTTAGCCGTCGCCGGTCAAGCATTTTTAGCTAATAAACTAAACCTAAACAATGATAGTGTTGATTCGGAAACAGCCGTTAGAATAGCGAATTTATTTCCTATGTCTTTTATAGATGCTAATCATGATAGGTCATCTATTATTGGGGTTGTACTAACGGCATCTTATACAGACGAAGAGACAAATAAAGAATTAACCGAATCTGAAATTAAAGATTATACTAAGCCCTTTGCGGTTACAATCGGCGGCATTATATGGAAATTAGCTAATAAAAAAATAACCGCCGCTTTAGAAGATAATAAATTAAAAGATTCTCTTTATTTCAGTTGGGAAATAGGTTATTCTTCAATGAAATTAGTAGAAATGGCTGCTGATAAATTTAATCTAACTGAAGGAACTATAATTAGTGATGCTAATAAAATTGCTGAATACGTTAAAGAACTAGAAAATGGATCTAAGATTGTTTTGGCTAACGGAAATAAAGTGGGTAAGATTATAATTGGAGAATGTATGCCTTTAGGTATCGGAATTGTTGAGAATCCAGCCGGTCAATTATCTCCATTAATTGTTGATAATAAAGAGGATATTAAGGTTGTTGAAAAGTCTAAATCTTCCGAAAATGATATTAATACTGCATTAGAATTAGTAAATAAAGAACTTAGTTTATCTACAGAAAATTTAGAAAAATTTACAAAAGATTTACATATATTAGCTAAAACAACCGAGACTTCTTACGAATGTGCGGCAAAATGTATGATTTCCGCAATAAATAATTTCACAAATCAAAATTTAAGTGTAAAGAATATTACAAAAGACAATCAAACTAAGAAACTTATGGATATTAAATCAATCAAAGATATTACGGACGAAAATTTAAAGGAATGTAAAGCTTCGGCTGTTACTGATTTTATTAGTCAAGAACTTAAAAAGGCCAACGATAAGTTTGTGGCCGAACAAGAAAGCGGCGCTAAACTAATTAAAGAAAAAGAACAAATTGAAGCGAATCTTAAGAAAGTCCAAGAAGATTTAAAGAAACTTCAAGATATCGCTGCCGCTAAAGAAGCCGAAGAAACATATAACCAGAGAATGACTTATTTTGATGACACTTATGAACTTTCTAAAGAAGAAAGACAAGTAATTGCCTCTGAAATTAAAGATTTAGATAAGGATAAGTTTGACGCATTAAAAACAAAATATGATGTCTTTTTAAAAGAAAAATCAAAAGCCGCAATTAAAGAAAGACAAGATTTAGAAGAAGCTGAAGCAAAGAAAAGCGGAAAAGTATTTGATCCTAAAACCAAGAAATGGGTAAATAAGGATGAAGTCAAAGAAGAAAAGAAAGAAGCAAAAGCTTCTGTCGAAGACAAAACAATTGTTGATGACGCATTAAAAAATGGTAAAGAAGCTAATGCTAAACTTCCTAATGCTCAGGGTGGAGAACAAGATTTTATGGATCAATTTAAAGATGCATGGAGTCCTGAAAATTGTGTCAAAGTTAAGAAGTAACAAAAACTTAGAAAGAATTTCACATTTAAAAAATTTAGTGTAATAAAAATCAAATAAAGAAAAAATACTATGTCAACGAATACCAAATTAAAATTATTCCAAGTAAGTGAATATGATATTATCAATATGTTTGCATACTCTGGTTCTCTTCCTGTAACGGCGGGGACTGTTGTATGCGCCCTTTCTACAAGTGGGTTTAGAACAAACGAATCAAATGCAGAAGTATTAAGCTGGCCCGGTGTTGCAACTTATCGTAATACTGTCTCTACTCTTTGGGGAACGGTTCCTAAAGTACGTGATTGTGGTTCGGGCGATACTGTTTTAGGTTTGCTTCGTAATGACGTTCGTACCGTTGATGAAAATGGTATTCCTCTTAGATTTTATCAACAGAAGGCGGTTGAAAACGAATGGACTCTTTCTGGTCAAACTTCAGCGATTGTAACCCGTGGTTTCGTATTTATTTCTGGTGGACATGCTGGAACAGTTCAAGCCGGTGCAGTTGGTTATGCAAGTGGTGCTGGTGAAATTGTTGCTGGCGCTAATGCAAGCACAGCTAGAGTTGGAAAATTCTGGGGCGCACCGGGAGATCAAAATTACGCTCTATTCCAAATTGACCCATAATCTATAAAACATAAAATTTAAGAAAAAATAAAAAAATATGAATAACGCACAAATTAGTCTAGAATATACGCCAAAACAAATTGAATTAGTGAAGGCGATGGTATCTCACGATGAAGTTACAGCCATGAAAGCTAAATCAGCTTTCGCCGCTTTCTTGGGACCGGTAATCCAACAGGTTCTTAATATGGCGGGGTTTGTCCAAGACTTATATAAGGAACAGCCATTCGATGAGGATGATCTTCCTATGTTTCCACTTGATTTGTATTATGATAATACTAACGTTAATTCTATTGTAACATGGATGCAAAATGACGCGGGTGGCCTTGGTACGACAAGTGTTTGGGGATTAAAAGAAATGCCTATTTCTACATTCCGCCTTGACGGAGCCATTTCTTTCTTGGAAAAGACTTTACGCCGTGGCCGTTTGAATTATGTGGAACTTGGTATGAATCGTCTTGCCCAACAGATTCTTAGGAAAATTGAATATAATGGTATTTATATTATCCTTAAGGCTCTTGCCGAAGCTAGAACTAATGGTTCTGAACATTTAATTCAGACTACAACCACAGACGTATTGCAAATTGATGATTTTAATAGATTGTTAACTTTGTCAGATACAATTAATACGGCTTGGGATGGTTCAAGTACTCCTGACCAACAGTTTTCAGGCGGGGCTACTGATTTATATCTTTCGTCTCTAGCTATGGAACAAATTCGCGCTATGGCTTATCAACCAATGAATACTCGTGGTGTTCCTAATTCCGATGAATCTACTGCTGTTGCTCTCCCTGAAGCAATCCGTCAGGAAATCTATCGTAATGCTGGTGCAAGCGAAATTTATGGTAAAACATTGCACAAATTCCTTGAATTTGGTTTAAGCAAGCGTTATAATAATATCTTTGATACTTTATATAATGCTAACAGCCCTGCTTTAACATTCGCTACGGCAAATCAAGAATTGGTTCTAGGGGTTGACCGTTCTCGCGGCGCATTAATCAAACCAGTTGCTAAAAATGCTACTTATGGTACGACTTTTACAACCAAGGTTGATAATCAATGGAGTAATCGTTCTGAAAAGATTGGTTTTTATGGTGGTATTGAATTGGGATTTGCTGTAATTGATTCTCGCGTATTGAGCGGATTAATTATTAAGTAATTAAATAAAATATAAGAAATTATGAGTCAAAGTCACGAATATCGTAAGCAAACATCTAATGTTGCGCCGCCAACTGAGGCGGGAGTAGTAAAAGTATATGCTAATTCAAGCGGAGCTTTGTTATTTGTTGATTCTAATTCTACAACTGGATATGCAAGCGCATATTTCGCTCAGAATATAAGTCAAGTAAATGGAACACTCCCGGCAACTGGCGTTAATCCAACCGGGGCTTATTATGGCAATACTGGTGCGGCTATTAATAGACCTGTTTACCTAGCGGCACCTGACCAATGGCTTGTTGTTTCAGCTCCTTCTGGTGGTAAGTATGTTGTTCCAGCTTACTTATATACATAAAATAATTAATATAACTTAATCAGCGCCCGGTAAAACGGGCGTTTTTTATTTTATATTTGACTTTTTTATTTATTTTAATTATAATAGAGTGTAAAATATAAAGGAAAGTTAGATATTATGATAGAAAACGCTCAAACTTTAGAACAATTACAGTTAACGCCTCCGATTAAACGCAAGCGTGGCAGACCCACAAAGGTAAGTCAAGGAATCCTACCCACAGATAAGAAAGATAAGGTAGAACCACCCAAACCAGATAAAAACCCCGCAGAATCAACGGAGATTAAGTTAACTAAACTTTTACAGATTAACTTAGCTCGCTATGATACTTTAGATCATGATACTTATAAAGATAAGTTGGAAAAAATGACTTTACCAGAATTACATGAAGAATGTGTCCGGGTAGGATTAAGACCAGTTAATGATAGGGGTTTAACTACTCAAACATTATTGCAAGTTTTTAGACAAGAAGTGGTTAGATTAAATCCTAGCGCGGGTGGCATTGATAGAACTAAGTTAAGCGTAGAAGCTAGGAATAAATTAACTCAATTAATGAAAGACGCGAGATAATGAATAAAAATATTAATTGTCCATTAGATAAACAATGGTCACATTTTTGTCATAGTCATGGTTTATCTAGGTTTGCTACATTATATGACACTTTACAATATAAGTTTAACCGAATTAAAGATAAGCTAGAAGAAAAATGGATGAATTTTAATGGTGTTTATTTATATCCCGCTCCTAAACGACAACACAAATCTTGGAGAGAAAAATCTTTAGAAGGCGCAAAGCACGTATCAATAGTTTAATTAAATATGCCCTTAAAACTTTATTGCCCATCCTGTTCTGACCCAACAGAATATACATTAAATAAACCAATTTTTTGTCCTATGTGCGGGGCTAAATTTGAAGGTTCTAGTAATGCCATCCAACTTCCAAAAAAAGAATCTAAAGCCAAAATAATTGTAGAAGATATAGAAGAAATTGATGTTTCCAATTTTAGTGTCCAAGTTAAACCCAGTAGAGATGCTGGGATAACATTTGAAAATCTAGCGAAACAACAAAAAACAGGACTTGTAAAAACTAAAGGAAAAAAAGTTAATAAAAAACTTGAATTAGAGAAATTTAGAAAAGACGCCGGATTTGGTAGTGTAGAAGTTATAGAAATTAAAGATACGGGAGATTAATTATGGAAGATATTGATATTAAAAGTCGGTTATATGTTTATAATATATCGGGACAAACAATATTTATTGATTTAGAGAAACCCGAAAGTATTGAAATTATAAAAAATAATTATGAGTAAAAAATCATTTAAATCACTTAAAGAAAGTAGGGGGGATATAATTAATGACAATATTGGCCAATTAGAACAGTTATCTAAAACCGATTCTCATAAAATCAGTCTCGCCGCCCAATACGAAGATAAGTTATCTAATTTAGAATTAGAAGATTTAAAAGAATTAGCTAGGGAATTAGGAATAGCTCTAGGAGATAATAGAGAAATCTTAATTAAAGCCATCCGTAAAGAATTTAAGAAGAAGTAATATTCTTCTTTATCTGGTGGACTAGCCGTAATTAATTTTACGGCTTTTTTTATTTTAAAATAGTGTAATTTAGAGAAATGTCTGTATTAATTAATGATATTCAATTTACCGGGTTTTCGGGATATATTTCTATTATCCAATCTTCTACTCAAAGCAGTATTACAGGACTAAGTGGATTTTTACCAAAATTTAATACTAACACCACTGGATTTTTAAGAAGTAATATTATTGATTCTGGCAACACTGTACAATTTGGTTTTTCTAACCAAAATTCTTATACAGGCAATTACTTTATTAGTACGGGCGGCCATTTATTGTTTAACAAAGATAATATATATGATATAGGAGCGGCGACCGCTAATAGACCTAGGAGAATTCAAGTAGCTGGATATGTAGAATCTCCAGAAATGGCAATCGCAGCGGGAGCAGCGGTTGGTATTGATATTAAATCTCCAAGCGAAGGTGTTTTGACAGTGACTAATTATGCTATTAATTCTTTAGAGAGAATACAATTGGGTGGAACAACAGTAGCCTTTCCTTCAATAAAAAGAAGTGGAGATTCTATTGCATTAAGAACCGCAAACGATACGGCATTTGTTAATTTACAATTAAACAACATTACTGGTAAAAATATTCAAAATAGTGATTTGATTATTACTTCTGGTATTATTGTTAGTGGATTAGCTCCCGGGACAAGAACTAGTGTTGGTTTTTCAGGACAAATGGTAATAAGTGGAATGTTTCTATATATAGGCACCGGAACAAACCAATGGGGACGAATTGCTATCTCCCCATTTTAATTATTAATTTTTCAGTATAACATTAGTGTAATTTCTAATAAAATTACATAATTTATGAATAGTTATAATATAACTGGTTATCAAGGTTCTACATTGCTTTTGACGCTTACGTGTACCAATTCAGATGGAACATATTTAAATTTAAATGGATATAATGTTAGGGGAGGCGTAAAAGGAGAATTTTCTTCGACAGGATTGTTGTTAAATTTATATCCTAGTATCATTTCATTTGAAAGTGGAAAAATTAGAATCTCTGGAAATAGTAATGATTTGGCTGGAACACCAATTGGAATATTTCCATATGATATAGAAGCTTATAATTCAGGGGATTATGTTTTTAAACCTTTACGCGGCTATTTATATTGTTTCCCAGAATCTTATAATTTATAATTTAAATGAGCGATGTTAATGTCGTAGTTGAAAACGCACCAATTGAAATTACCTCTTGTTTACAAAATGTAATTGATATATCTGTTGCTGAAAATGGTACACAGGGACCACCCGGGCCGTCTGGATCTAATGGAATTAATGGCGCTGGTTCTACCGCAGGTGTCACGGGTATATCTGTTACGGGATTCCAAGGTCAAACTGGATTAATTAATATTAGTGGATTAGGTACTATTACAGTTCATACAGGACAAAATAATTCAATTTTTATTAGTGGGTCTAGTGTTGGAGCTGTAACAGACCATAATGACGCAATTAATTTAAGCGGAAATTTAACAACAACCGGACAAATATTATATAGTTATATAACCAATGTTAGCGGAAATTTAACTACTAATATTAATTTAATTACTAGTAGAACCGGAGATTTTGTACTAACAGGCAACTTAATTAAATATTCTGTCTTTGCAACAAGCGGTATTGAAACAGAATTAATTAATTATCCATTTTCTTTTAATTCGCGCCCAATTACTATTAATTGTGAATTTGAAAATGATAGGGATAATTTAATGTATGCTCACACTTTGAGCGGAATTACAAATTCAAATTTTTGGATTAATTATTCGGATTTTCTAAGTAATAGTGGATATAAAATTAATATTTCAATAAATAGATAAAAAAAGTGTAAATATAGGAGAAATAATATATGATTCATGCATTTAAAGATATAAGACTTACAAGTTCTTTTATAAATGCCACTGGTGGCGTTCTCAAAGTAAACAACGAGACAGTTGTTTATGCGTCTCAAACTGGCGCTTTATTAAATTATAGTGGTATTTTATCTGATAGATTATATCAAACTGGAGCTAGTTTATTATCTTTAATAGCTGCTAATTCGGCTGGGGTTACTTCTATATCTGTAACTGGTCACGCTGTCCAAAGCGGTTCGATTAATTTTACTGGCGCGGGTAATGTTGTTGTCCAAACAGGTATTAATAATACTATTATTTTCAGTGGAGACACTAGTGCTTTAGCTACTATAGTTAATTTGGGTTCTACTGGTTCTACATTGTATAACAATATTGTTGGCCTATCGGGTGTTTTAAACGCCGATATTCTTAATTTAGGAACGACAGGATCGAATTTATATAACTTAATTAATAATTTTAGTGGAGTCTTCAATAATAGCGGTTCTCAGTATCAAACACAAATTAATACATTAACCACTAATTTAGCCTCTACTGGTATTTCTTTAAAGAATAGTCTTAATTTAGATTCTGGTAATTTAATTACGACTGGACAAACTCTATATACTTATTTAAATATATTTTCGGGTAATTCTCAATCATTTAGTACGGGAATGACTACAGGATTCGATAATTACAGAGTTGATTTTCCACTACTTTTTCTTAGGGGAGTTCCAAGAGTGTTTCCATCGGTAGAAATTTCTGGGAGCACAATGTATGCGGTTAATATTACGGGTAGAACTACAGGTAATTTTTATGCGCTATTTTCAGATATTATCGCTGAGTCTGGTGTAGTTTTGCATATATACGCTACAGTGAATAGTTAAATTTGAGTTTTAGTGTAATTAGAATTATAATTAGTGCGAATAAAATCGCCAGCGCCGTAAAAGGCCAATATTATGAGCCAAAGATATAAAGTAAATACATTAGTCCTTTCTGGGAAAGATATTTCCGTAGATAATAATGATATAACAAATTATTTACGTCACGATGGCACTTTTCAAAATCCAATTGCTGGAATACCTACTTCTGGAAATTTGCAATCTACGGGTATAGCATTAACTAATACTATTAGTTTAGTATCTGGTAATTTAATTACTACTGGCCAAACTTTATATAGTTATGTAATCGGTTTATCTGGAATTGTAACCGGAAATTACATAAATCTTCAAGCTACAGGAAGTAATTTATATAATCTTATTAATAATTTCAGTGGAGTATTTAACGCGAGTGGAGTTCAATACCAAACGCAAATAAATACTTTAGCGACTAATTTACAAAGCACGGGAGTTTCATTAAAAAGTAGTTTAGATTTAATTTCTGGTAATTTAATAACAACTGGAGTAAATTTAGGGAGTAAAATAGATAGTTTAAGTGGTTGGGTCAATAATACTTCTAGAGTATCGGCTATTAATGTTACGGGTTTTGGTAATCAGACTGGAGTTATAAATTTTTCAGGCAAGGGAAGTGTTACAGTTTTTACTGGAGATGGAAATTTTATTTATATTAGTGGTTCGCCTAGCGCATCTAGCGATCACGGCGACGGAGTAAATCTTAGTGGTAATTTAACAACGACTGGTCAAACTTTATATGGTTATATTTCTTCCTTGAGCGGGACATTTAATAGTACCCCCGAAAGTCACTGGTATTAGTGTCACTGGTTTTGTCGGACAAACGGGATTAATTAATATTTCGGGAGCTGGTAATGTTACAGTTATCACAGGAATTAATAATTTTATATATATTAGTGGTACTGCTAGTGCAAGTAGCGATACAGCTTCTAATTTAGGTGTTGGTTATGGAATTTTTTCACAAAAATCGGCGGGAGATTTTAAATTTCTTTCAATTACTGGTACAACTGGCGCGGTGGTTGTCCAAAGCGGAAATACCTTATTAATTGGTTCTACGGCTGTTGGTGGAGGCGGCGGATTTAATCCTAGTGGTTCAGGTTCTTATATTTTTAGAACAGCTATTAATAATGGGGTTTCTAGTCAGTTTATATTTTTCCCATCTTTTTTGAATCAATCTCCCAGAGTTGTTGCTTCTATACATAATAATTATGATAATACCGTTATTCCCGTTCAAATTTCGGGGGCAGTTAATAGCGGATTTTGGGCGGTTTTTCCTAATACAATTCCTAATACTGGATATTTTATTGATGTATTTGGAGCTACAAGCGATACAGGATTGGCATCCACTGTTATCACAATTACCAATAACAATAGTTATGCTATTACTGGTACTTTAGTAAGTATCACTGGATCTAGTTATTTATCCGGTTATAAATTAACAGGAATTGGTAGCGCATTTTTAAGTTTAAATAATTATACACTTACTTTAAGTGGATCTGGAGAAGCGAATACCGTTTCTAATCAAGGAGTTGGATATGGTTTATTTAGTCAAAAAATTGGTACTGATTTACAATTTAATTCGATTACTGGAGGAAGTGGTGTTGCGGTTAGTAAAAGTGGCAGTAATTATTTAATTAGTAGTACTGTACCAATGTGTATTCCGTTTTCAACTGCTAGTGTTACATTAACAAATATGGCGGCGGCGTTAGATTTTTTTAATTCTTCTAATGTGAGTAGTATAACTTATGCTGATTTGTCTCCATATTCTCAGATTCAATTAATTTCGCGTGTTGGAACTGTGGGCACAACGACCGGATGGTTAAGTGTTGGTTATCTAGGCAATTTTAGTACAACGGCGTCAAATTATTTAACAATAGATGCTAACAGTACTAAAACAATGTTTGGTGCCGCTGGTGTTACTAATTCTGGATGGCAACCTTTAGTAGCGGGAGCTAAAAGCGGTGTTTATTTAGCTTTGACACAAATTGGAGGAAATGGCACACTTGATCCGGTTTTTGGCGGAATATATGCCTTTTTTAAATAAAAAATTTATAAAAATAATAATTCTATATAATATAAATAAAACAAATATATGCCATTAACCGAACTTGTAGATTATTCTGGATATAGCGAAACGTTCTCTAACTTGAGAGATGCGAGAATTAATATAATTAGCGGATTCTCTGATAGAATATCAGATTCATTACAAACAATTAGTGGAAGAGTCGCCCAATTAAGAAACATTCCTCCTTTATGCGTCCCTTTTAGTGTTGGCGCTGTTACATATACTAATATGCCAGCCAATTTGACATTTTTTAATAATAGTTCGGCTTATGTTACGGCGGTAAATTTAGAATCATTTACTGGTGTTAAATTAAGTGTAAATAAAGCAGGAACAGCATTAGTTACAGGGTTTTTACAGTTAAAATTTTTAAATAGTTTTTCTATTACTCCGACAGATTATTTAAATATAGATGATGATGCCACTAAGAGTATGATAAATGTACAAAATACAATTATTGACTCTGGATGGCATTCTTTAGTTCCGGGAACAAGAGGGAATATATATGTGACGTTAATTGCTTCGGGCGGTAATGGAGTTTTAGATCCGGTGTTTGGTAATATTAATGCTTTTTTTATGTAACTTATGCAAGGAATAACAACTAACAAATTAATATTAGGAAGCGCGGTATTAAGTAATACGGGACAAGTTTTATATTTAGATAATGCTCCAATTAGTATCCAGTCTTATATTACTAAAACGACCGTGTTTTATAATTCTGCGGGTATATCTTCAGGAATATACACTTTTCCAATTTGGAGAGCACCATATGATTGCGTGGTTACTGGCGTTCATGGATTAAGAATTAGTGGCTCTGGGGCACTAATTAATGCGAGAAGAAATTTTTCTAATACTGAACATTTGATTAATGATTTATCTTTAACTAGCACGGGTGTTTGGATATCTAGTGGATCTATATTAGACGCTTCTTATAGTCAGGGAGATACTTTAGAGGGGGTGATAAGTAGCACCACTGGGACTCCATTATCTATTTCTATTCAAGTAGATTTTATAAAATCTGGAGGGTTATATTAATTATGTATGATTATGATACTATCATAGTAAGTTCTACTGGTATTCCAGATGTAACGGATTCTTTATTGGCTTGGTTTCTATTCGATGAAGGGTCGGGAGCAAGTGTCGCTGATGTAAGCGGTAACGGTCATGATGGAGTATTAGTAGGTAGCCCCATTTGGACAACATCCAATGGATCTCACGGAGCTTTACAATTTGATGGGGTAACTCAAATTATGACTTTTGCTTCGGATATTCCTACTACAGATATGACATATTCTATATCCGCGTGGATATTACCTATGGCTACTAGCAATAACTATGGTTCATTATTGGCTGAAGCGGGAGACGCGGGTTTTTATTTTAGAGGAAATGCAGGTGATCGCAAAATAGCTTGGTATGAGAACGGAAATGATTTTGTAGGAACGACGGTACTTACACAAGATAGCGTATGGTATCATGTCGTTGCTGTAGTAAGCGGAACATCTTTAGTGCTTTATGTAAATACTGTTAATAATGGTAATTTGACTATTTCAAATGCGGCTCGCACATTTCAGCATGTCGCCGGTCGTTCTGATTTCGTTCGTATGTTTAAGGGTAAAATTTCAAATTTGAGAGTGTATAGTCGTTCTTTAACCGCTGCTGATATAAACGCTATTTATAATCATCCCTAATTTTATATTTAGTGTAATTTAGTATAAAATATGAGTATTTCGATAGCAGATATCAGTTCGTCTATATGGATTAATGAATTGGGGCAAAGTCCATTGATTACCGTCCCAGAAATTGCCTATTGGGTCAGAACAAAAGGGATCGGAAGTTTAAATAGTCTTATTTTTAAATCTTTCACTATCAATGAATCTACATTAGAAATTAATGAGGATTTTACTATAGATGAATTGGCTATTTTAGCACAAATATATTTGGTTAAATTCTATCAAACTCAAGCTAACAACTTTTTGGGCGCGTTGGGGATTGATGACATTATTGAATATGATAGTGATGGAACTGTAATTCGTCGTCTTAATAGAAATGAACAATCTAAGACGTTTTTACAGCTAAAATCTCAAGCCCAAGAACAATTAAATAATTTATTAGGGTCTTATAAAATTAATAGAGCTACGCCGCGTGATGTCAGTGGGATAGATACATTACAAATAATAGATAATACCCCACGTTTCAATAGAATAATACATGAATAATGAGTATTTTATCTCCAAGCAATTTACAGAGTTTTACTGGCGCGGCGATCAGATTATTTGATGAGGAAAGCGCCCGTCATACGTTAGTGGTTGTAAAAGAATCAATTAAGACTATTATTAATATTAATGCTAATGAATATGGTTCTTATGGATATGAAAATAATCCTACTAATTATACTCTAGTACCAAATTCGGGAGTTTATAATGTAGTTGTATCTAGTATAAAAAATAGTTTTGATGGCGAACCATTCGATCCCGTGCCAGTACAACTTTTTAAAGGAAATAAATTAATTAAAGTTAAAGAAAACTGTAAAAATTATATTTCAGAAGGCAAAAATATTTTATTTATATTAGACGGTCTAGAATATAATACAATTAGTACAGCAATGCCTAGGAATTATGGGGGATTAATTTATTGGTATTTTGATTTAGAAAGGACTACATAATGGCTAGAATTGATTTTGTTTCTATAAGAGAGAAATTAGTTAGGTCGCCGGGAATGAAACAGGCTATGGCAGAAAGAGCCGAAGAATTAGTTGATGAATTTAAAGATCAATTATTGGACGATTTTGATAATCATATAGTTACCCAAGAACTAGAAGAAGGACCGGCTGCTGAAAATATTTCTGGTACTCTACCGGGATTAAGTAGAGGTGGCAATTTATTTTCATTTATTGGATTTAATGATGGAGACAACCCAACGGCTTCTATTCGTAGTGCGCTTAAAGCATTAGTAGAATCGCCAGATAATGCTTTTTCTTCGTCTTTTGCAAAAGGAAGCCCTCCAAGTGTAATTTTTACATTTAGAGTTAAAATCCCTACTT